AAAAGAACAAAGTTTGATGCAACAATAAGCTCTGGTTTAGCTGTTATGGCTTGTAATAGACATTTATATAATCCTAGAGCAAACATAGAAAAAGAAAAAATAAATTTAAATATAGCCAAATATAAAAATAGAGGCTATCATTCAAAACTAATAGAAAAATAATATGGCTGAGTCAGTTACAAATAGTTATTTTCCTAGTCAAGTAGTTAGTGACGCAGAGAAAGCAAGCGCCGATTTTGGTTTAAAAGTCGGTAAAGCCATTGAACAAGAATGGATGAAGAGAGATTCTGGCACAAATCGTTTTGCTAGTAATCAAAACAACTTTCACAAACTACGTTTATACGCTCGAGGAGAACAAGCAATACAAAAATACAAAGATGAATTATCTATTAACGGTGACTTGTCTTACTTGAATTTAGACTGGAAACCTATACCTATTATACCTAAATTTGTAGATATAGTAGTAAACGGTATATCAGAAAGAACATTTGATATAAAAGCTTATTCTCAAGATCCTTTCGGTGTTAGTAAACGTACTAAATACATGGAAAAGATAATAGCTGACATGAAAACAAGAGAGCTTAATGACTTCGCTCAAGAAGCTTTTGGTGTTAGTTTATCATCAACACCACCAGAAAAACTACCTGATTCAGAAGAAGAACTAGCTTTACACATGCAACTTAGTTATAAGCAAGGTGTTGAGTTAGCTGAAGAGCAAGCTTTAAACACTTTATTAAATGGTAATAATTATGAGCTAATAAGAAAAAGAGTTAATTATGATTTAACTGTATTAGGTATTGGCTGTGTTAAAAATAGTTTTACAAAATCAGAAGGAGTTAAAATTGATTATGTAGATCCTGCTAACATAGTTTATTCTTACACTGAAGATCCATATTTTCAAGATGTATATTATGTAGGTGAAATTAAAACAGTACCTATTAACGAATTAGTAAAACAATTTCCTAACCTTAGTGAAAATGATTTACAAGAAATGAGTAAACAAGGTCATCAATCTACTGGTTTCTACAATAGATCAATGGCTGAATCAACAAATATAGATAAAAACCAAGTTCAAATTTTGTATTTTAATTACAAGACATACATGAACGAGGTTTATAAAGTAAAAGATACTGCTACTGGAGCTAGCAAAGTAATAGTAAAAGATGATAATTTTAATCCTCCAAATGATTTACTAGAAGAAAGATTTGGTAAAATATCTAAACAAATTGAAGTTTTATACGAAGGAGCTTTGGTTTTAGGAACTAAAAAATTATTAAAATGGAGCATGGCTAAAAACATGATGAGACCTAAAAGTGATTACACTAAGGTTAAAATGAATTACCAAATAGTTGCTCCAAGAATGTATAAAGGTAAAATTGAATCTTTGGTTAGTAGGATAACTACTTTTGCTGATATGATTCAAATAACACATTTAAAACTTCAACAAGTAATTTCGCGAATGGTACCTGACGGCATATATTTAGATGCTGACGGCTTAGCCGAAATAGATCTTGGAAATGGTACTAACTATAATCCTCAAGAGGCCTTGAACATGTTTTTCCAAACAGGTTCTATTATAGGTAGATCATTTACGTCTGATGGAGATATGAATCCAGGAAAAATTCCTATACAGGAAATTCAATCTGGTAGTGGTGGCGCTAAGATGCAATCACTTATTCAAACGTACAACTATTATCTACAAATGATAAGAGACGTAACCGGGCTTAACGAAGCTAGGGATGCTAGCACACCTGACGCGAAAGCTCTTGTTGGTATACAAAAAATGGCAGCTGCAAATAGTAATACAGCTACAAGACATATATTACAAGCTGGATTATTTTTAACAGCTGAATTATGTGAATGTTTATCTTTAAGAATATCTGATATTATTGAATATTCACCAACTAAAGAAGCATTTATTCAGAAAATAGGTAATCACAATGTTGCGACATTAAAAGAAATGTCTGATTTACATTTATATGATTTTGGTATATTTTTAGAATTATCACCAGATGAAGAAGAAAAACAAATGTTAGAAAATAACATTCAAGTTGCTTTATCTAAAGAAGGTATATTTTTAGAAGATGCAATTGACATTAGAGAAATAAAAAATGTAAAATTAGCTAATCAGTTATTAAAAGTTAGACGTAAGAAAAAACAAGAAACTGATCAAGCTATGCAACAACAAAATATTCAAGCTCAATCTCAAGCTAATGCTCAGGCTCAACAAGCTACGGCGCAAGCAGAGGTTCAGAAGCAACAAGCTTTAACTCAAAGCCAAATGCAACTTGAACAAGGTAAAGCTCAGATAGAAATTCAGAGAATGGCTCAAGAAGCTAAACTTAAAAGAGAGTTAATGAATCACGAGTTTCAGTTAAACATGCAATTGAAACAAATGGAGCTTGGAGCTCAAACACAAAAAGAAAATTTGAAAGAAGATAGAAAGGACTCTAGAACAAAAATGCAAGCGTCCCAACAATCTGAATTAATAGATCAAAGAGAGCAAGGTTCTAAACCAAAAAACTTTGAATCATCTGGAAATGATACAATGGGTGGAGGATTTGGAATGAATGCTTTTGATCCTAGATAAATTTGTTTAATTTTATAATATTATATTATGGCACGAAAAAAGAAGGCTGCTGACGTTAAAATTGAAAACGTAACAACAGCAAAACCGGTTGATGAACAACCGAAAGTAAATGAACAACCTGATAACAAGATACCTGAACCAAAAGTTGAGGAAAAAAAGGTTGAAGAAAAAGTATCAAAAAAAGAAACACCTAATGAGGTTAAAGATGATGGTACAATAAAAGTTGATTTAGATAAATGGGCTAAACTTAATTCTAAAGAAGAACCAAAAGAAGAACCTGTACAAGAGGTTACTCCTGAAGAAAAAACAGAGGTAGAAGATACACCTGTTGTTGAGGAGATTACTGAAATAGAGGTTGAAGAAAAGGTTGAAGAAGTAAAGGAAGAAGTTGTTGAAGCAATTAAAGAATCTAAAGAAACTGGAGTTAAAATACCTGAAAATATACAGAAAGTAGTTGATTTCTTAGAAGAAACTGGTGGTACTTTAGAAGATTATGTCTCTTTAAATAAAGATTACACTAAAATGAGTGATACTGATTTATTGAGTGAATACTTTAAAAATACAAAACCTCACTTAAATGATGAAGAAAGAGTTTTCGTTATGGAAGATTTATATTCATACGATGAAGAGGTTGATGATCCAAAAGATATTAAAAGAAAAAAGTTGGCATTAAAAGAGCAAGTTGCGAATGCCAAAAGCCACTTAGACGGGCTAAAGTCTAAATATTACAATGAAGTCAAAGCTGGTTCAAGATTAAATTCTGAACAACAAAAAGCTGTAGACTTTTTTAATCGTTACGAACAGAATACTAAAGTCGCTGAAGAAAATCTAGAAGTTTTTCAAGAAAAAACAAATCAAGTTTTCGATGACACATTCAAAGGTTTTGAATACAATGTTGGAGAAAAAAGATTTAGATTAAACATTGGTGATGCTAGTAAGATTAAAGATACCCAATCAGATATTAATAATTTTGTGAATAAATTTACTAATAAAGATACTCATCAAATTACTAATGCTAAAGGTTATCATAAATCTTTGTTTACAGCTATGAATCCTGATTTAGTTGCAAATCATTTTTATCAACAAGGCAAGGCTGACGCTATCAAGGATAGTATGGCTAAAGCAAAAAACGTTGATATGTCACCTAGACAACAACACGGTGAAACCGTTGAGGCTGGTGGTATGAAAGTAAGAGCTATATCTGGAAACAACTCTAGTGATTTTAAAGTAAAGATTGGCAGAAATGCAAATAAAATAAGTTAAACATTTAAAAATTAAAAATTATGCCTTTTATTAATCCCGCTCAAGGTGCTGAATTACAGCACTTGACACCTCGCCCAACGCAATCGTTGTGGGGAGACAATTATTTGAGCTTCGATTCTGCATCAGGTGGTGGTACATTCGCACAACAATTTTTACCAGAAATTTATGAAAAGGAAGTAGAAAGATATGGAAAAAGAACCGTATCTGGCTTTCTTAAAATGGTAGGAGCTGAAATGCCTCTTGCTTCTGATCAAGTTATTTGGTCTGAACAAGGAAGATTACACATCGCTTATGATTCATTACAATCAGGAGCTAACTCTGTACAAGTAGCAGACGCCGGTATAGACACATTAACTCTACCTGCTGGTCACTTAGTACAACAATTTGACACAATTATCATAGTAAACAACGAATCTGCTAGATTAGGAAACACTCTTAAATGTAGAGTTTCTTTAGTTAACGGAGTAACTGTTACTGCTTTACCTTATACTCAAGCTCATATCGGAGACACTCTTTTCCAAGATGGTGATGATATTAAAGTATTTGTATATGGTAATGAATATCCAAAAGGTTCTTCAGGAATCACTGGTAGCATCGACGCTGGGTTTACTCAGTTTAGCAACAGACCAATCATCTTAAGAGACAGATACCAAGTTAATGGTTCTGATACTGCACAGATCGGTTGGGTTGAAGTTACAACTGAAAACGGAGCTTCTGGTTACTTATGGTATATGAAGTCTGAACACGAAGCTAGATTAAGATTTGAAGATTACTTAGAAATGTCTATGATTGAAGCAGAACAAGTTGCTGCTACATCTGGTATTTCTGGAGTTCAAGGTACTGAAGGTCTTTTTGCAGCTATTGACTCAAGAGGTTTAGTATTTACTGGAACTGACTTTGATGTACAAACTAACTATGGCGCCGCTGGTGTTTCAGGTGGTACATACATTGCAAATGCTGGTTTAAGTGAGTTTGATACTATTCTTCAAGAATTAGACAAGCAAGGAGCTATTGAAGAGAACATGATGTTCTTAGATAGAGCTACTGCTTTAGAAATTGATAACATGTTAGCGTCTGTAAATTCACACGTTGCTGGTGGTGCTTCTTATGGAGTATTCAACAACGCAGAAGATATGGCGTTAAATTTAGGTTTCTCTGGTTTCAGAAGAGGTTCTTATGACTTCTACAAATCTGACTGGAAAT